TGAGCGTTGTGTACGCATTCCTGCGCGACGGACCGGATCGTCTGATCGAATGCCCGCTCCCGTTCGATGATCGAGCTTCTCAGTTCCGCAATCGTCGTTGCCGCCCGCGCCTCCATCAGCATCCGCGCGCGGTCCGACTCGTGCTGCTGGTGCGCCAGCTGCTCCGCCACCGCCAGCTCCAGGGCTTGCAGCAGGGTGGTACCGTCGCGCGGCAACGGCGATATTTCCTCTGAGACTGCGTAGTGCTCGCTGTACGTCATTGCGGGTTGGCTCTGGTTTTGGTTTCGGCTCTGGTGTTGTTGTTGCTGGCGGCGTCCCCGGCGGCGCGCTTGGCGGCGCTTGCGGCGCGGGCGCGGCTGGCGTCATCGCGACTTGGCTCAATGGGACGATCTGTTGTTGAACGCGCGGCTCCTCGCCGTATTTGACATGGTCGAGGCCTTCAGCCTCTCTGGCCTCGTTGGGCGAGTAGATGCCCCCCTGAACACCGCGAGCCAGCGCCTCGATGCGATCCTTCATTGCCGAGCGCAACAGCGCCGCGGTGTCGAACTCGACGTACTCGTCCGGCACGCCCTTGAGGGCGAACAGCAAGCCGAATGCGTCTTCGACGTGATTGAGGGCGAACCCGAGCCCGGACGCGATCCAGGCATTCATCAATGCTTCGGTGGTGTTGAAGCCTGACGTTCCGACGCCGCTGCCGCCGAGGCCGAAGATCTGCAACGGGATGCGAAACGCCAGCGCGATGTTCTGTTGCGAGAGCTTCAGCACTTCCGCCAGCTCGGCGTCGCGCGCGGTCATGCCCCACGGCTGCGGCTTGAGGCCGGCGGTGAGGATCGGCGTCTTGCCCTGATTGAGCCCCTTTGTTTGTTCGTCCCAGCGATCACGCAGCGCCTGAACCTGGTCTTTATCAAGCACAAGATCCGTTGTGAGCACTGCCGACGGGCGCGCCTGATTGAGGTAAAAAGCAATCTGCTGCTGCAGCATGGCGCTGCCAGCCGCGATATCGTCGAGCGCATAGATGATCGGTGACTCGCCGATCAGCGGATACGGATAACGCCGCGATGAATTCAGCCGCACATGCAGAACGTCGCGAGCCGGCACCAGCAGCGGCTCGGCCCCGAGCCGCGCGTCGATCACCCCGTTGCCCGACAACTGATAGAAGATGTCGCCGGTGGTCGCGAGTCGCGGCAGCGACACCCGCGGGTTCATCAGATGCAGTTCGTCGATCTCGTATCGGTCATTGCGCAGCGCCAGCGCATAAGCATTGCCGTCCATGTACAGCGAACGCACCAGATTGAGCATGAAGTCTGATGACGTCTGGTAGTCGTTCGGAAACCGCAGGATGCGTGACAGCGCCGAGTTCTTGACCCGGTCACGGCCCTTCTTGTTGTTGAGCCGCCAGTGATCGCCTGGCAACATGGCAATCGTCTGCGCGTAGGCCGAGACGCAGGCCTCGACCATGGCCGAGCGCGACCACGGCCCCTGCACGTCGTAGCCGAGCTGCCAGAAGTTGGTCGCAGCCCCGTCCGGCAACCAGCCGCCGGATATCGGCAGCTGATACGGACCGGGCCTGTAGCTGCCTTCGACAGCCCGAAGCACGGTCCGCAAGGTGCGGGCGAGAGCACCACGCGCGTCCATTCATAGTGCTCCCGACCAAACCCACTACTCGTTGGTAGACGTCCGCGGCGCCGCAGTCCGCGTCTGGTAGCTCGCAGGCTTCGACTTGTCGGCCTCAAGCTGGCGCGTCTGGCCATGCTGGTCCGGGACCGTCTGTCCGTGCGGGTCCGGATCACTGCCATCCTCTTCGTGATGCGCGATATGCGCGCCGAGTGCGGCAAGGTCGTTCTCCTCCTGAGTCGGAGTCGGCTTGCCTTTCATGCGCTCGGCGTACTCGGCCCGCGAGCGGTCACTGAGCTTCTTTTCGTCCGCCAGCCGCTTCTTGGCATTGACGGTGGAGTCGTCTTCGTGTTCGGCCATGATCGTGTCTCCGTGAGGGATATCGTATCGCTACCAATCAGCTAACGCGCCGGGGAACTGTAGGTTGCCCCCGGCGCGAAGTTGGGCTTAGCTCCAGGTTACCGATGACGTCCAAGCAATCGTGCCGGTACGCCGCTGAACCCAATTGAGCGGGGTCACCATCCGCAGTGCGATACTGTCTGTTTGAAACAGCGATCGCTGAGGAGCAGCAACTGTGCTTGGAGAAGCAACCAACTCTGCAGGGGAAGTGTCTTCCATGTGGAGCGTGGCCTGATCGCTCATTTCCATGCGCGGAGCGCCGCCACCAACAACAACAAAATCCGCCGCGTCGACCAGGATCACAGTCTTTGCTGTGACCGTTGCCGAGTCGATGATCGGGATCGTGTTGAGAGTGCCAGCACGAATTTCGTCACGGAACGGGAAGATGCCGGTGTTTGTTGCTTGCAGCAGTGACGCTGCCAGCATGTCACCGGGGTTCATCAGCCACACCGGGCTGCGCAGATTGCCGAAGGTGCTGGTCACCAGCGCAGTGGTCAGTGCCTTGATGTCACCAATAAGTGCAGCAATGCCGCCGCCCGCCGTTGCCGTGGTTGTCGAGACACCATTGAGCAAACCAGCCGGACGAACAGTTGTTGCTGCATTGTTGTCAAGCAAGATACTGTCAACAGCAACAGTGGTGTCCTGAGTGATAGCTTCCCGGATCAGACCCTCGATCGCCGGGACGCTGTGATCGGCCATTTCCCGGGTCCACGTGGAAATTACTGCCAATTTTTTAGGCGTCAACGTCTGCGACGTGAACGCCCCCTGGCGGACCGGGATTGCAAGTCCCTCACCAACAAACGATCCAGCAATTGTTGGCGTGCGCGAGCGCGTCGGGATGACGATGCGTCCGGCTTGACCGAAGCTGAGCGTCAACCCCTTGGCGGCCAACCTTGTCAGCACGGCTCGGGGCATCAACAGCGGCATCAGGTCCGTGTAGTCCGTCCTTGCGAGTTCCTGGGCCCAGCCTGCCACCGTGGTCATGGCCGGAGCAGACGCGGCGCGGAGCACGAGATCGCAAGCGATCCTGGTGTTCTCGTCGTTGTATTCCGGATGGCGCTCGGCGATCTTGGCCCGTGTTGCGTCGGGCGCGGCGTTCCAGGTCTTCGCCGCATAGGCAACAACTGCTGCCCGGACCAGGAAGTTGATCGGATCGTTCTGCGGCGCGCGTGGCATCGCCGGCACCGTGATCCGGTTGTCACCCGGCGGCAGCACAGTTGTGCTGATCGCACGGCTACGCACGTGGCCGTTGCCGCCGCCGTCGAGGTTCTTCGCCAACAGCTTTTCGGAATCGACCAGCGCCGTGTGGGTCTTGTTCAGCTGCGTGATCTCGGCATTGAGCCGGTTGGTGGTTTCGAGATCGGCATCACTGACGTTGCTGTCGTCCAGCCCTTCGAGATGGGCGTTGAGTTCGTCTTCCTTGTCGACCATCTGCGTCTGCAGATCGGTGATGCGTTGAGCGAGGCCTGTCATGGCTCTGCCCTTTCCGTTTCGAGACGTGTCGGCTTGCCCGCCGGTGAACCCGCGCCGCACGACGGTCGTGTTCTTGTTGCCTTTCCCGGCAAACACGATGTCCAACGTCTCGGGGGAGATCTTCAGCGACTTGGCGACCGCCAAGGCGTTCGCATTCGCCGGCACTGAGACCAGCGATGTTTCAATCAGTTCCTGCTTGATGAAGCGGCTGCCCTTGAACGGCGCCTTCGTGTCGAGCGGCTCGTGCTCGATCGGCCGGAAGCCCACCGACACGGCGCGCAGAATGCCAGCCTCGACCAGCTTGCGAATTTCATCGATACGGTCGGATGTGCCAGCCGGCGCGAGCTGGAGATGACCGCGTAGTTCCTCGCCGTCGATGCGCAGATTGCGCCAGGTTCCGATCACAAAACTCGGGGAGTGGTTGAACAAGGCGACGGGGTTGCGTTTGAACTGAGCAAAATCCCACCCCGCAGCATCAATCACATCGCCCATGCGATCGATGGATGAATCAGATAGAATGAACTCCATGCCCTGCACGTCGGCGGCATGGGTCTTGTGCATGACCGCGCGGGCGGCGCTTTTGTTTTCCCACATCGCCTGACAGGAATCGTCATCCATCCCGTCTTCGTCGCCGCAGCGATCCATGAAGTCTTCGTACGACTCATCATCCGCCG